CTTTACCGTTTACGTATGTGATAACGTCTCTTTTTGTTTTTTCGTCATCAACAGAAACAGCAATCAAATTTACTCCAAGTTCGTTTTGCCAATCTTCGTATACATCGTGAATTGCCATTAATTCTTTTTTACATGGTGCACACCATGTGGCCCAAAAATTTATAACTACCGGCCCGTTAAACCCAAACGCCGCAGTGTTATATTCTTTACCATTTATATCTTTGATATAAAGTAATGGAACTTTTTTTACATTTACAGAATCGGTGTTTGTTGTTTGACACAACATAATCGAATAAACAAGAAAACAAAAAACAAATATTATTTTTTTCATAGTTAAATTTATATCATTTGTGCTATTATTTGTGCTAATTTATATCCTGTAAATGCTCCTGCCGCAGCTGAACCAGGTAGGACAATAAATTTACCTAACATGGTTTCATATTTTTTTCTATTAACAATGTAAGAAATCAATATGTAATAAACAATGTAGTTAATTAAAACCATAAAGTCCAGTTCTTTTGCTACGAAAACTACTATTGAATTACCTAAAAATCCCCACATAAAATTTATAAGGGTTTCTCTTAATAATTCATTTGGGGTTGTAAGGGCGTCCCAAACATTTATTTCCCTATCAAGACCTGTTTTATTTTTCAAGCGTTTCGATGTGGTGTTGTAGGTACCAGAGGGCCTTTCTGAGGTCTTCAAGTTCTTTATCTTTTCCTTTTTTTCCTGCACGTGATATATATTTTACTGTGTTTCCTAAACTAAACCCTAATTCCCAAGCGTCAATAACTTTGATTGCTTCGTAAGTGTTATCTTCTCCGCCATAATGTTTTGGGTGATTTACTTGTTCCATTATTCTTCTCTATATTCTTTTAATAATTCTTCATTGGATAATGTTTTATATTTTTCACTTAATCCTGAAACTTTTACATTAGATTTCATATTAGTTTTAATTTCTAAAATTTCTTTTGCAGTATCTAATGACTTTGATACCTCTCTAATAATCTTATACGGGTCAGCGTTTGAACCTGGTCTTCTATCTTCAACATAACCTTTCCATTCTTTTGCCGTGTCCTGTGGAACTCTAATTGACGCTCCCCTATCAGATACGCCCCAACTGAATTTATCAATAGATTGTGTCTCAAATCCGCCAGTTAAACGTAAGTGATTGTTTGAACCATATGCTTTGATGTGGTCTTCATGTCTTGATGCAAATGAATTAAAAATGGCCATAAAATAATCGTATCCTCCTTCATTTCTCATAGTATTATTAGAGAAGTTGGTGTGTAATCCTGAGCCATTCCATTCACCATGTGTAAGTGGTTTTGGGTGTAAATCAATATGATAGTAATACTTTTCAGAAATTTTATACAGGAAGTATCTACTCATCCATAGGTCATCTCCACCTTTTAATTTACCTTTTGAAAATACTTGGTATTCCCACTGACCTAACGCGACTTCTGCATTTGTTCCTGTAATATCAATACCATATTCTAAACACATATTTAAATGGTCTTCAACAAAATCACGTCCGGCAACATTATGTCCAACACCACAATAATATTCTCCCTGACCTTTTAGGATATTTCTTTTGTGTCCAAGAATATTTCCGTTGATTTCTTCACGGATAAAATACTCCTGTTCAAAACCAAACCAAAGACCTTCTTCTTCTTCATTTAATTTTGCTCTCATGTTAGATTCATGTGGTTTACCTTCTGAATCCATAACCTCACATAAAACATAAACTGTACTGTTTTCTAATGGAAACCCATATCTAGTGTAAACTCTTACAGGTTTTAATATTCTATCGGAGTTTCCAGTATCCGCTTGGTTTGTTGAAGAACCGTCAAAATTCCAAATTGGTAATTTACCAACCTGTATTGTATTTTTAATTGATTCGTAATCTACAATTTTAACTTTGCTTCTTAAATTTGGTTCAGGTTTATATCCATCGAGCCAAACGTACTCTAATTTAACTTTCATTTATTATTGTTTATATAATTGATTATTGTTTCTTCGTCCGAACCACTATTAAATAATTTGTAAACTTCACGAGAAAACTCGTCCATCAAAAAAACGGCGTCTGCATCAAGATATTCCATAATGTGATGTTGGTTTCTTAAGATTTGTTCTTTGTTTAAAAATCTCTTATTAAACCCCATCTTCGTTTGTTTTAATATTATTAAGAAAATCTTCTAACTTAGATATTTCTTCTTCAGTCGGTTTCAACTTTTCTAAGTCTGAATCGATTTCCATTTTACCAGCAGCGACAGATAAAACTTCATTTTCAACCTCACCTTCTAACTCTAAAAGAACTCTTCTAACTTTAGAACCAAAATCCATGTCGTTTGGATAATCTTGGGCTAACTTTTTAAGAATGTTATAAAAATTAATTTCCATGTTTTAATAATAATTTATTATATTTTTTTTGTCAAATTATTAACCTCAATAAACTTTGACTGATTTATGTAATTCATTACTTTTCTTTTGGCGATTGGTAATAATGTTTCTCTTAGAGGAAACTGATTTGTGTGTACAACTTTGAATAAAATTAAATTTTTATGAACATCTTTATCTTCTAAATTTTTTATTAGGGGTTTTTTAATATCGGCAAAACATCCTTCAAAAGTGTTATCTTCGGATACACAAATTTTTTTTATTAAATTTTTTGTTTCTACTGAGTTTTTTTTAATTGGTTTAATAATAAATTCGTAAAGGGTAAACTTATTATCATACTCAATATAAAATAGTCCTTGTTTTTTTGAAGTTGCGTTTTTGTTTTGCAATACCTCTATAGAAATAGAATCATTTGCTATTTCCCAAATTGCCTTTGCCTGATTAAATTCGTCTTTTAGTTTTTCAGAGGAAAACAAACATATTTTAAATAACTCGTCAAGTTCTTCTTTTGAGAAAACAGGTACGTTTAAAGGAACTAAATCGGTAATTAAAATTTCGTCGTCAGGTTCTTTTATTTGTCTATTTAAAGTTACGTATTGTCCTTTTTCAATAACAAGATTTATATTTGCCAAATGTAGAGAAATTTGTTGAAAATTGGGGTAAAGTTTTAAATTATTAAGATTTTTTTTAATTTTTTGTAAATAAGCCAAAAGAACATATTGTTTATGTTCAAAATCTATTGGCTCATGAAAAATCCAACTTGTTTCCATACTTAAAATGTAAGAAAAAGTTTCTAACCTGTAAATAAATTAATTATATCTCATTACAATAAATGTATTTCCATTTACATCAATTTCATCGTGGTCACCGTCATAACTACCTAAAATATCACCCCAAGAATCATTATCAATTACATAATCTATTACAGCCTCATTATCAACATAATACAAAATTTCATTTTTGTCGAATCCTTGGTCGTTTAAAAATGAAACAAATTCATCTTCATTATCGTCCACATAAGATTCAATTGCTGATTCTATTTCGTCTTGGTTGTAATCACCTTCTGGATTTTCTTCAACGTCTTCAATTAATTGTGTTATATCATCAATTTCGTCTTGGATGTTATTTTCGGTTTCCTCATCTAAATCTTCATTATTTATTCTTTGTTCTAATTTTTCAATTTTTTGTTTGTATATATTTACAATTTTTTCTTGTTGTTGTGTTAAATCTTTTTTAATTCCCCAATTTTCAGGGTCATCATAAATTGATTCTGATATATAATCACTTAAAAAACCTCTAACCGACTCATTATCTAAATGGTCTTCCCAAACCCAAGAAGCAAATGCTTCATATCCAAGTTCATCTATTCTCCCCTCGATTGAACGTCTAGCGGCACTTTCTATTTCGTCTTCACTATATACCATCCATTCTGTGTCTCTATCATCCTCACCTAACCAAGTAAAAAAACCACCACCATAATGTGTGTATTTTTCAGGATAAATAAAATATTTGTCCTCAAGAACTTCTTCCTCACTAACGCCATCGTCATAATAAGACAATTTACGTTGATTTTCTAAATGTTCGTATAATGCCTCTGTTTGGTAGGATATTTTTTTTCCATTTTGAATATCCCAAGCGTTTTTCTTTCTTAGTTCATCTAAATAATTAAGTTTTTCTTGAAGTA